GTCAATAACATTATTATAGATAGCTACCAAGTCGTTCGGGAAGCATTGAGCGCCTTCCCGTATACAAACATTATCGTTACACCTGCCCGTAAATCCAGAGTTCATAACGATAGAGAAGTTCTGACCAGATGTACCGGAAGTCGCGTTGTTCTTAATGAAGTTGTAAATGATCCTACAATCCAAATCAGCGTTAGAGCATTGTAACCCATCCCAACCGTTGTTCTCTGAATGATTTGCTATAGCCCGCAGGCGCTTCATACTATGATGATAGTCGCCTCCGTTGAACGTGGAATCGAAATTGTGTTGGAAGTGCCCGAGGTAAATTCCTTCATTTCCGGAGTCGTGAACGTAGCAACCGCAAACTATGCAGTCGTCGAAAGCTCCCATAAATCGATCAACAGTATCGAGCTTTAATTTGATACCTGAAGACTGGGCGTTGTCGCACTCGACCTCCATCACGCGGATATTATGGTGAGAGTTCGCAGCGCCTGCGAATTGTTGTGAGCTTACTCCGCCGTCTACAAACCTGAGTCTGTACGAGCCGTCCGCAGCTTTCTTTCCGAGCAACCTAACGTGTTTACAGTTGTCAGCAAATTGAAATATATCGTCATAGGCTGTTCCTGTTTTGTCCAAAGTAACAACAGAAGTAGAATCGTCGATAGTAATCCAAATAGGATTTGTGTCTGTCCCTACACAGTTGATTATCCTCCAACGAGCTGCGCTTAAAGTGCCTGTTAAATGCACTATAGAGCCCGGAGCGATCGACGAGAAATCTGATTGAACTTGTCCGTTCGTGAGGTTGGTTATCAACGGGTCTGAGCTCCCTAATGATAAATTTATCGTGTAATTAGGGGCTGACGTACTTGGCGATATGAAAAGCCTGTATTCTTTGAAGAACGGTATCAGATGTGTTCCTACTCTTATTTCGAGGAGTATGTCAATCCCGTCCTTTCCTTCTGCAAAGGTAAAGCTAACCAGTGGACTATTTTGAGTAGCCGTCTTTATCACGGCCCCGGTTACTGAATTTTTGAAAGTCCATTTAGTAGTTCCAACGGCTGCGACCTGACTTTCCAGGTAATTTAATGTAAACTGGATGTTACCAGCCGGATACACCATTTTATTAACTCCGTCGGAGCCTACTGTAAATCCTTTATTCCAAAAATAAGTAGTAGCCATGTGTGTGAGTGTGCAGAAAAACTATTTAGATACCGCTATCAACGGATCGAGATATTCGTTGTCTTTGCTTATGATTTCCTTCAATTTCAGGAACGCTGCCGATTTTCTCGGAGTCGTCACTATACTCTTCATATCAGGAAACACGTAATCAATAACCTGTTGGTCAGTGATTTTCGAAAATACGCCCAATACTCGGATTTTATCTAATCCGCTCAACAAAAGAATGATCTTTTTTTTATCTGGATTCTCGCCCAGAGGCCGTTTATCCACTTCGTGGATTTCGTCTACGTTGTACTCTGCGTCCGGATCGAGGACTAAAAGCGTTTTACCGTTGTCTAATTGATGTATTTTCATGGTAATACTTTTGTTGTGAACTTCATTGCGTTAATCATACATATACCGCTTCCGTCCAAAAGTCTGAATGTTATCGAAGTGGTGTCGTTATCGACGTATACGTCGAACACCAGCGCGTCGTCAAGCGCCGAGCCGGTACAGTCTGCTATCGTCTTGTTTATACCTCCTACCGTCAAATCTATGGCGTTCGGAGCTGTCGAAGAGCGATTGTGAACAGTGGTTATAGTCCAGGTTCTGTTTCTCAGGCTTGAAGGTATCTCTAATTGAAATCCGCGCGTCTGCGGAGCAGCCGCCGGAGTATACCACCAATCGCGAGCTGAGTTCGCTGGGAAATCTGAAGCGGCCCCGGTTCCTGCGTTTGCGGTTCCAAGTCCTGCCTGTGAAGACAAAGCCAAATCTACATTTATATTTACCTCAGAATCGTACCCAATTATCCAAGACGTAAATGTTCCGGTTCCTACATTTCCCAGAGACGACACTACTAAAGTAGTTCCCGAATAGCTCGATACTGTACCCCAGAAGTAACTACCGACAGCGCCTCTACAAACTATTTTTTGCCCTGCGGTGTATGGTAATCCTGATCCAACAGTAAATGTTTTAGACGTTGGATGTGATGTCGGTATAGCGTTTGAAGTTGTGGAAGTTGTTCCGTTAGTAGCTAACAATAGGTGGTTCAACTCGAATACCTCGCTCGGAGAATCGCTATTCGCGTTGTTCCAAGTTCTACTATCTCCTGTGATAGCAGTGAACGAAGCTCTCGAGAATTTAATCAATCCGGTTAACGTAATCAACGCGACTCCTACCGGCACAGAGCTATACCCTGTGCTGACCGGTAATCCAATAGTCCCGCCGGATGTTACCGGCGTAACTACCATTTTTATATACTTGTTCAACTGAGTTGAAGTCAACACAAAATTGTTCGACGAAGATATTAACGTTTCGTTAGTACCTGACGCGTCATCAGCCATATAAAATTTAATGGTAGAAGCCCCTTGTGCAGCTTGATTTATATGGCTGTATATATACGATCCTACGAGTGTTTCTCCAACGTTCAAAAATCCAGGCGCATTTATACCAGTACAAAGAACTCCGCTCGCTATCGGTAGCTGGTCGTCTTCGAGATCGCCGTTAGCATCGAAGTAAGCCGCCGAACAGGTCATAATAGTCCCGCTCTGAGCTGCTGTAAAACTCGATACCACTGGAGGTAAATTCGTGCTCGCTCCGCCTAACCCTAAAAGAAAAGCCGAAAGTCTCATTATTGAACTTGGGATATAGAGTAAAGAACCTCAGAGCTCGATATATAAAGGAAAGTGATATAATTTATCACCCCAGGCACGTAACTATTCGGAGAAATTTGCTTGAACGCAGCGGAGAACGTAGGCGCCGGAGTACTGTTATGCCTCATGATTTGAGTCATCCCTACGCAAGCTCCTGTAGCGTCGAGCGTTATATTTCCTGTCTCAGGGGATGAAGCGCCGTAGAGTCTCCCTACGTCGAATTTAACAGCCGTACCTGAAGATACTAAGGCGCCGTTATTCATCTTGCTGTCGCCCAGGTTTTCGAGATTAGTGCCTACACGATTAGCTGTGTTGGCCAGCGGGGCAGTTTCGTTTTTTATCTGCTGGGCTGCTGTTTTGAGTGCTGCGTCGTCTACTTGTGCCATTGTGCGAGTGTGTGTTAGTTGAACGATAAATCGAACTGCAAATCGAATACGCGTTCTTTAGGCAACGAAGTACCGATATTTTTCGTTGCAAAAAAAGTAGTTACTATAGAATCCTCTGGTGAATACTCTATTTCAGTACCGGCTTTCGGATCGCCGAGTCCGCCAGTTATAGCGATTATTTTAGCCAAACTGTCTATACTTCCGTATAGTTGTATTGCTAAATCATACACTGTTTGCCCTTCTTGAACTACCCAGGTCATACGTCTAATTCTACTTTATCGATAGCTATTGTTGGAAAATTTGAAGTGTCGATACTCGGACGTTTGAAAATGTCGCTTTCCAAGTTCAACCGTATTACCCGCTCAATCTGAGCAGGCGAAGCGTTCGCGTTAATGAATGTGTATAGATCAGCCCCCATAGTAGGACTCGTTTTGTAGTGCCCTGGCCCGGCGAGGCAAATGTATTTTATGTAGCTATTCGACATATCCCCGGTTTTGAAATCGCCGTTTAACGCGACCAGCTCTTGCGTGTCTTTGTCCAGAATTATATCAACTATCGCCATGTTTTATCTTCGTGTTTTCTATTTCATTTTGATTAGTCGGAGTCAACGGATTTATACTCGAATACAACGGCGCAAAAGGGTAAGTTCCCGACGGGGCCAATGGTATAGAAGTTGTTTTCAACACTTGAAGAATATTATTTATTTGATTCTCCAAGTTGTTAATTTTCTCGGTAAGCGGTATAACCTTCGGTATTCCGCCGTATGTTCCGTCCAACCACTGGATACTATCAACTTTCGAATACATTGATAAATACCCAGTAGAGTTGTTTATCGGTTGAACTATAACCACTGAATTTAACGCAGGTATAATCAATATCCCGTCTGCTGGCTCAGCCTGCAATCTAACCCCTATAAAATCAGCATCGCCGTTTATGGGAGAACAAACACAAGTTAGCGAATCCATGTCGATAGATTTAACTGTGCAAGGTACTCCGTAGTTCTCTTCGAACTCCGATTTTGCGATCTGTTTTATCAAATCTCGAATGCTACTCATGCTACCTTACGATCAAGCGATATAACCTGCCGACCTCCGTCAACTCCTGCGGTCGTTACGACTTCCTTAACTAAATATACGCCGTTTTTTTCGGGTAATTTCTGATTAATCATCCGAACAGCGTCCCCGGCCCTTACCTGGGGTTGTAAGAACGTCTCGAAAGAACCATAGAAGCCTTCATATTTTAACTTAGACAAGTTCTCTGTAGCTATCTTTTTCAAGTCAGCTTGGCTTAGCCCGTAGAAATACATTGTACGTTGATCGCCGAAGTCGTCTCCGACTTCGACCTCTATTTTCTCGTTCTTGTCATTTATCGAGATCGCTTTTAGTTTGATGAACATATCATCAGATCGCCGATAAACCAAATCAGAATCGTCTATGATGTTCTTTTCGAACTCAAACTCTTGAATATTCAATTCCAATGGATCGGTTGTTATGTACCGAAGGCCTGCGTAAAGTACTCCGTCAACAAAACGGCAGGTTAATCCGTAATGAGTTTTTAAATGATCTAACACCCCAGCAACTGTACTTCTTTTCACCCGAATCCATCCGAGCTGCACGTCGAGAGCCTTAAATTTTATACTCTTAGGAAGTATATCAGTCAATAGCTGTTTCAACGTAAGTTTCTCTTTCGCATAATTTACAACCGCCGTCTGCTTCATGTTAAACATTTCGTCTTGTAGCTCGAATCTGAGCGGTAATCGCGGAGAGATGTCCGAAACGTAACCTTTGAATATAACGTTTACGGTGTCGTCGTATCCTGAAGATATTTCAATCGGAGTTCCGCGCTTGAATAACGGGTCTGGCCCTTCTACTATGTTCGTAACGACCTTACCGTTTCGCTTATACACGAGTTTTTTAGGTATTACCAAAGTGGCTGTATCAGTTAAACTATCAACTGAACTTCTGACCTCTACGTTATTCACGAAATCAAAAGTAAATCCACCCATGTTGATATTTTGCTTCAACACAATCATAACTCGCGCACTTCTATAGGTTGATCTGAAACACAATTTAACGTAAACGCTATTTGATTCCTGCTGCCCATAACCTCCGAAAATCTCGATTCCAGGACTACGATATTATGCACTGAGAAAATCTGCAAAAAACTGGAAGCTACGGCCAATGATTTGGGTAGTTCTACAAGATTCCTCAATGCTGTTATTTCTTCCTTCGGAAATACGTTCGGATACTGCGAAACGATCATACCAGAAATCAATATTTGATAATCTCCGTTCGAAATGTATTCCTTTACAGTTCCATTACGACCAGAGATCGGAGTCATGACAACTATTCTCGGCATATTCACTTCGAACAAAACTGTATCCAGGCGCAAATCCGCGTTCTCTGGCGTATCAGGATCAGCCTCGAAAATGATGTTTGAGTAGATAGGAGTTCCCAGGTACGAGGTTGCTATCGGATCGTCCGAAGGATCAAACGTACCGATATTCATCAATCTCGGAGTGAGATTTTGTATACCTCCTGACGGTATTATCATTGGCGGATTTCTCATTCTATTGCAGAGTTAGCGTCGTTAACAGCCGTAAGTAATGCTCTTTTTACTATCTCAACAACCTTATTCTCGCTCATCTTATCGAATTGCTCGAAGTTAATTTCTCCAACCAACTGAGTGATGTTGATCACTATGTTTTTTATTCCGCCGCTCCTTACGTCTCCGTCTACACCGTTCTTCTTTTTCTTTTTGGTGGAGGCCGTTTCGAAATCGAATTTGCTGTTGTCAGGCAGTCCTGACGCCAGGAATCCCTTTGGCGGAGTCTTGGACGGATTTGCAAAAGCAGCGCGCATTTTCAATAAATCGTCCAAATCCTTAGTGTACTGACGGATGGCCTGAGATGCTCCGCGCGCGTCTTTAGTATCGTACAATCCTTTTGATACCTGAGTTTCCAGCGCTTCGTTCAATACCTGGATTACTTTTTGCTTTTGCTCAATCTCTGCGTCGATACCTTTCAATACAACGTCTCTATTCCCAGTCGTCAATTTCAAGTAACGTTGTAATCTTTGAACGTCTACTCCTTTAGGAACTCCACCCTCAAATCCTTTCGCGAATTGAGGAAATTTTTCAAGCAATTCCTTTTGAGTGTCTTCGAAAGCGCGTTTACCGTATGGCGTTTTTACTTTTTGATATTCGGCGAGCGATTGATATAAATTCAGCAATTCGCCTTTGTCTCTGACGTCTTTTACGTAATTATCTACCGCGTATTGATTTGCGTTTTGAGCTTTGTCCAACGTATCGTTAAGCATTTGCAGAAGCGGGGAAAGAACTTGGTTAAACAAGTTCCCGGCTCCTGTAAGCGCGGTTTTCAATTTATCGACTGAAGTTGACCAGCGGCCCTCGAACGTTTCAGCCTGTCGTTCCGTCATGTCGTGGAATAAACCGCCTTCCGAAGTCGCTATCTTGAACGCCCGGGCGACGTCTTTAGCGGAAATGGCACCGTCTTCCATTTTTTTCTTCAAGTCTTTCATGCTAACACCCGTTTTTTCGGATATTACTTGAAGGGGGTTAAATCCAACGTTAATCAATTGAAGCAAATCTTGTCCCATTAATCTGCCAGCTGCGTTAACCTGACCATAAACTAACGCAAGTGATTCGAGTTTGTTTTTATCGCCTGACGCAACATCTCCCAACATCTTAATAGTTGGCATTACATCTTTCAAATCTACATTGAAATTCAAAAGTTTTTTACCAGCATCCGATAACTCAGCGAACCCGTATGGCGTGTAATCTGCGTATTTTTTAATATCGCGGAGTAATTTGTTGCCTTTTTCAATATCTCCAACCATTACTTCATAGGAGATACGTGTCTGCTCCGCTGCTCCGGCGAGATTCGAGGCCTGACGAACAGCCGCCCCTATTGCAGTCACCAGGGCTCCAGCGAATAACGTCTTTAACCCTACAGAAAATTGACTAATAGCGCCACCTGAACCAGTAGCGCCCTTTAACTTGCTTTCGAAATTGTCGAGCGCTCTATCTGCGTTTTTGAGCTTAGAACTAAACAAGTCTTTGAGGTCTATTACGTATTCCGCGCGTTCGCTCATTTTATCTTAGTTAATTTACCTTCAAATTCGAGACAAAATTCGAGTCGCCCCCAACATTTTGCGTACTCGTCTATAGTCATTGTGTCAGGGTCTACCCCAAAATAAAAATGGATTAAAGCCTTCTGTTGCTCTAATCCAATTAATAGCTTGTCGCCCGAGTACTCAGCCTTTATCTTTCTTTCGGCTAATTTTTTTTTAACTCTCCGTCAAGAGGCGAAAGAAATTCGAACATTGGACGAACTGCAGCCCTGGTAGCCTGGAACGTCAGCTCATCCACTGTATTTCCTGAGACTCTCAGGTTCTTCAAAAGGAATCGAACCGCTTCGAGTTCTTTGTCGTTTCGGATCAGTGTTTGCGCTGCGATGTACGTTGGCTCGTCGATTTCCTTGATGCCAAATTCAAGACATCCGTCGCTTTCGTTTCTACTCTTCCTTACTTTGATTGTAAAATCGGGTACTACAGTTTGATTGATTGTTGATGGTGTTCCTTTTTCCATTTTTTAAGCGTTATAATCTATATCTCCAATGAACAATTCGATTACTTCCTCTATCTGCGAGTTACCTGTGGACGAAGTCACGTTTCTGCCTTTGAATTTAACCTTTCTTAATGCGTGACGAACCAATACTCCACCCTCAGGCAGGTAATTTACCCCTATGGTGAAGAACGGAATATTTTGTATTCTACCGTTCGGAGCGATCTTTTGGAGAGCCTGAACGAGTTCGAAAGTCATAGTGATACGTCCTGTGCATTCTACGGTTCCGAAGCCTACAGACGTAGCTTTTTGGCCTGTCGAGTAGTTAGGCGTGATGTTTTGCATATCAGAGTACTCGATAGCAGTTACACCAACCTGAGGCGTACCGAAAATGTTTAAAACAATATCTGCGTGTGTGTACGCTACGCCGTTTACAAGTGGAGGGCTTGGAAGAATCATAAGCTGGTAGTAAATCCTATGTTAAGTACTATAAATTCAGCTACTCCAACAGGGAGCAGTTTAACAGTTATTTTCAACTGCGAAGTGCTTTGTACGTTCTGGTTCGGGTCAATCAGAACCATTTTAGAAATATCAGACGGAGAGCCTGATAATTCGCCGTCTGCTATCATGTCCAATAGTACCTTACCGCACAAGTCAGTAAAGTAACCTATCGTGTCGCTGTTCAGCGTTCCGTCAGCTTTTATATACAAGCTACTTTGTATCGCCGGAGTCAATTTAGATTCCAGGCCGCGGACGGCTTTGTCTATGGTTCTTTGGAACTCTAACCAAGCCAAATCAGAAGTAGCAGACGTAGCCGTAGGAACTCGCTCGAAGTAAGTACCGCTAATCCGAGGCGTGTACTTTCTGATGATAGAGTAACCCTTATCTTTGATTGCTCCAAGCAACGTATTCGACATGGTCGACTGAAGCGTTCCGTTAGCCATCGCCGGTACTTCTAATTCAGTACCGTTTGATATATTGAAGTTAGCAGGGTTACCTATTGATTGCTGTACAGACGCCTTAGAAACAGCGCCGAGCTCAGCTCCGAGGCAAGAGATAGTGAACGATTTAGCTGTGAATAAAGCAGCTCCTTTACCGCTTCCGTCCTGCCCCGTAACTACCGATACTCGCGGCGCTGTTAGCGTACGCAAGTCTGTCGTAGTAGTCCAGTCGTAGGCAGATTGGAAATTCGGAGCGTATAACACAGAGCAACGGTATCCGAGCGCTGCGTTCGTATCCAGAACGCCTTGAATAGTGGTTACCTGGGCAGAGGCGAAGTTCAACAAATTAGCGTAAACGCCGAGTTGCTTTATTTCCCCGTTAGCCGCAGCCAGCATTGCTGTGATTTCGGTGAAATCGTATGTTCCTGCTGGAACCGGAACGATCCCTATCCAAAGTTCGCCTTCTGGTTGTATCCGGAAATATTCGCGGATATGATACCAGAGAGCGTTAAAGGACGTCAGAGCTTCCGTTATACCGAGCGCCTCGGCCTCGGCCAGAGAAAATACTTTCTTATAACGAGCTGTAGTGCTCATTCCACTTGGCCAAGTGGCGTTAAACCACAAAATACCCGAAATCTTGTCGGTGGATGGAGCCCGGCGACCTATTCCGGATGTAGAGACGTTTACGGTTATTCCACTTAAAGCCATTTTGCTACAGTGTTATTTCGAAAATTGCTATTTTTTTGTCTCGCGCATGGGCTCTACCTGAGCCCTCGTTTTCTTTGAAAAAAACATTACCGTCCTGGGTAATATACGCTTTGTTTTGTCCTTCAGGCATTTGATAGGCTGTCTTGAAATAATCAATCGCCTGTTGCTCTGAAGTTATTCCGGATTGATCGGCAACATTATCGCCCCCCTCCTGGATTTCAGGAGGAAGGGCAGGAATCGTTGACTCTTGATCCGGAGGTATGTCTGTTTTCTTTTGGAATTTAGCCATACTATTACACTCCGTCATCCTCGATTATAGTCGCAACACCTTTGTTATCGTTTCGAACGATAGAGGCGCCGAAGCGAACCATCATTGAGAATATCGTACCGTAGTACTCTGCCTTGTCAGGGTTGACGTAAGCCTTCACGGCTCCTTTCGCTCTGCGAACAAAGTTCGGGTGATAGAAGAAAGCTGCATCTTGGTCAGTAGCAGCTGCGGCGGCGCCTTCTGCTTTCAGCGCGTCTGACGCGTTGAACACGATCACGCGGCTACGAACGTAAATGTCGAAACCCAGAACGCGATCCACTACGCCAGAAGGGAAAGTCGCGCGTCCGTATTTCTGCGCCTCTGTTACGTTAGATAATTCCAGCAAATCGCCGTATTGAGCAGGCGTAAGGATAGCGACTCCCATCAAATCAGCGTTCTCGTTAATCACGTCATCAGCGAAGAACTTTTGACGAACTTTGATGATGTCCGCTACGGTAAACTTGTTACGGTTACCAGTCTGTGACGGGCCTGACGCTGTACGAGTAGCGCCGGTAGACTTAAAAGTGTGACCTGCGTTAAGGCCTGCCGCCCACTTATATAGGGCGCGATCAGCGGCCTTCGTGTTGATTTGTTTCGCGTGCTGATCCAGGATAGAAGCACGTTTGTCGTAATTCACAATATACGACTCGCTATCCTGCAAAAGAGTAGGGTCGGTAGTGAGTTCTTCCAACAGATAGTTGGTTGCTGCGTCTGTGCGTTTCGCTATGGTCGCAGGCAGTGACGACCTGTCAACCGATACCGAAGGAATAGTGCCGGAATGCGGCAATTCCACCGAGTTATAGTTTACGAACGCGTCATCGTTCAACGCGCGTTGCATAAACGAGTTACCCGGAAACAACAGAGGTTGTATTTCAGTGTGGAAATACCGGGTTAATAGTTCTGCTCCTGCTGCCATAGTTTATTGTGTGAGTGTGAGGTGTGTGTGTGCGTTTAAAAAAGTTTCTTTCGTTACTTGCCTGATCGTTTCTTTTCGACGTAGGCGTTCACAATTTTCTGGTATTTTTCAGGCTCCTTTTCAGCGATCTCGTCGAGCTTCTTAGGATTGGTTTTCACCAACGTTTCGTAGTCTTCTTCAGCGTTTTCTACCTTCGAAGGTGAGCCGATTTTGGTTTTGTCTATAACTGAATTGTGAACTTGGATTCCGGTAAGCGTCTTTTTAGCCAGATCGTAATTCGTAACCGCAAGGTCGATGTACTCTTGCTTAGACTCTTCTTTGATCTTACCTGCCGCGATGGAATTTTCGACGAGCTCTGTCGCACGAGATTTCCGCTCGTTAGTCAGTTTCGTTTCGGCTTCCGTCTTAGCGGCCTCAGCTTCAGTTTTTGCTTTTTCAGCGGCTGTTAGCTTGGTCTGAAGTTCAGCTTTCTCAGTCGCAGCGTTCTTGATTTCTTTCACCTTAGAAAGAACAGAATCTTTGGTAGCGTTGTCGATACCAAGCTCTGCGCCTATTGCTTTGATGTCTTCCATGTCAGTATTTTTTGGTTTTACGGTAAGACCGTTGATTATGTCGGAGTAAATTTTAAAAGTTTCGTTGACATTTAAAACTTTTCCGTTGGATTTTTTTACTGGTGTGCCAGCGTCGACGCCGGTTATAATGATCTCGTCAACCAAACCAGCCGCAAGCATTTCAGAAGAATCCAACCAAACCTCTTCGGCGTCAGCCTTCATCATCTTGTCCACTTGCTTCTCAGTCAACTTAGATTTCTTCAGCAAACATTCCTTTAACAAATCGCGAACTATCTCGAGCAACTTACCTCCTTCGCCCTGCGGCGGGTGTATCATTCCTACAGCGAAATCGTTACAAGTACGGTATTTACCGAACTGGCTTATTATCCCTGCCATGCTCGCTGCCATACCAACAATGTGTACTGTAGCGCCGCAATCAATCATAGCCTGAATGATAGAAAATCCGTCGAAAACAGCTCCGCCAGGAGAATTTATATTAACCTGAATTGACCGGCCCTGCGACTTATGCCAATACATTTCCTCAGCGAACCAAGAGCCCGATACTCCTTCGTAAGTTTCTGGATCGAAACCAATACGATCGTAAAGCAACATTATTGCCTTACTTCCGTCGATAGCGTTGGTAAATTTCAATTCTCTTGCCTTCGCTTCCATAATTATAATTTTTTTAGGTTTTATTAAATTTAGTTTCTACCTTTGCAGAAACAAAACACAAAAATCATGAAATACATACTATTCGTCCTCTTCATGTACTTCCTTTTCTCTTGTACTAACTGCCACAAGGAAGAACAATACGCAGCCCAAGCACAACAGGAAATTCAGAAAAAACACGCTGAATTATCCGAGTTCGCTTCCCAGATGGGCTCCGAATCTGGCGACTTCAACGATCAAGACGTCGTTATCGAGCGAACAACTTCCGACGACGAACTCGGTTACCTTATAATCGAAGTCGCTCTCTTGGAGGCTGATCTTGAAGACTACAAAAAAGAGCACTGCGATTGCTTTTAAACTATCGGGCGCCACAATTGCAATACTACCAAGCTCGTAACTGCGTTATACGTAGCTGAATCGAATATACCTCCTATTTTTCTCGCCAATACTATGTTGGTTGAGTTGAAGTTTATATTTCCGTGACAGCTACCGAACGCGTCTCCTCCGTCAGCGCTCGTTAAGAACGTGGGTATACCTGTTGCTCCTGGTATTGGGCAAAACGCAGCGCATACCCTGTTTACATCAGTACCGAGGTTGTGTGGTATTGTAAAAGAATCAGTGGTATCCATATTCCAGGCGCTCGGAAACGGATATATCAGCTCCTGTTTCCAATACCCATTATTATGGGGTATCATGTTTATCCGGCGATCATCGAAATCGGTCGCCGAAGCTAAAGCTATATATTGTCCTGATCCTGGCGCTATGTTCTGAACAGTAGAGGAGTAATCTTGAAGTAAATTTCTTGAAACTCCGTCTGCGAATACCTTTTGAGTAGTTATATCAGCAGGAACAACGTATTTGGGTAACGTTATCCCTACCTGGGCAGGGAACCGGCGTATTTTACCGTTTAAGTACACCAACCCGGCAGAGACGTTATAAGGGCCTGAGCCAGTTACTTGCATTCCTGATAGTATTACGCCCTCAGTATGAGAATCAAATGCTGCGAGGTAAGCAACGTACGCAGCGTGTATTTCTCCGTTCAACTCGGTAATTATCCTGTTGTTATTGAACGGGGCTCCGCCGTTCGGTATCGGATTTAAGTATTCTTTCATTAGTACGTTACTATGTTAAAACTTTTCCCTGCCAGTTTATAAGTAGTTACCTCTGCCCGTATTCTCCGTCCTACCTCAGTCGTGTATATTCCTGAAGGAATTTGTATAGTAAAGTCGTACGCATCTACGGGCTCAGCTTCGTTAAATGTAAATATAGGCGATTGAGTTTCGCTTTCGTTGTACGAATATACGTCGATTCCTTCAGATTCGTTGAACACAAACGTATTGTACGCTAACGATTGGTTTGTTACTACCCTGATACCTGTTACTGCCAATATGTTGTTTAGAGCTGCCGCCAGTACCATTATTTGTGCATTGAACTTTGCTCTTTTTTTAACGTCTGTCTCAAAAGGCTTCGCTACTGTATCTATAAGTGTTTGGAGCGGATTAACGAGCGACGCAAACCAGCTCATTAAGCTGCCCGATCTCAATTCAGGAGGCGAGAGCTTTTTTACTTCGGTGCTATAGTCTACGTCAAAAATCATGGAACTTCCTCAATCATTGTTAATGAATCGTCCAAAGTGTGGCCAGTGTCGTCCTCAGATATAACGTGTCCTGCGACGGTATCCGCGAATCCTTGAATTGGTACGGATGAAGCGGAGCCGAATAAAACAGTAGCCGCGCGAACTTTAACGTCCAATAGCTCTACTCTCGATACGCCAGGAACAGCTTGTATTGCGTCGATCAATCGAATCATGAATATTCTTCCGTTAAACGCGTCGCCAGAAAAAGAAGCCAGGAAATTGTTTATAGCAACTATGACGTTGGTTTTTACGTCTGTTTGTATGTATTGCCCAAGAAAATAAATATTGGCAGATACGTACAATCTATCCGGATTCAATGTTATGAATGTCGCTTTAACACCTGAGAAACCTATTCCCTGGGTAAATGAAGTCCCGTAGTAGTAGTCTTTAACCGCATTTAATTCTGTGTTGGTAAGCGGCGAGAATGGAGGCGTAGCGCCTTTCGCTATTTTGATGGCTACGATACCGTTTCCAAAATCTTTAACGGCACATTGAGTTATGATTCGCTTGGTTTCGTCTACGACTGCGTACGTTGGAACGAAATCTACCAACTGAATTACATCGCCGTATTGAAACTTGAACATCTGAGCCTGAATCCACTTGTTATTTCCGGACGGAGCCTTGTCAGCTATAGCCTGGATGTCCGCTTTGAGTTGATCTAACAGAACTTCAAAAACATAAATACTCAAAGAAACGACGTCAATCATAAGGTTGAAAACACTAACCTTACTTCCGCCATCCTCAGGAAATTTAAAAGCGTTAAGGCTCGGATACGTCCTTACTTTTGTTTTGAGGTCTGTTTTGATTTCGTCTACGCTTCTTGCCATTTTATTCAAATTCTACGCCGAAACTCTTGTCAAATATGCCAGTATCGACATTGGGATCGAACAACGATATCTTGACATTTACGCCCGTTATTATCGTGTCGTGCCTGCGGGCGTAAGCCGATTTCTTTCGAAAGATAGTGCTATAATCGATATAAGGTTGCTGAACGTTGTCAAAATCTTCGTCCAACTCATTTACCTGTTCCTGCATAGTTGAGAATTGAACCGGATCGGTTTCGTTTCCTCTCAGGCTTTGTATCACTCCGTCGAAATCGTCTTGAAAATCGAGATTTTGTAACCGTTCGAACGTATATCCTTCTATGGCGAATCTGAATCTGACGGTTAATCTGACGTTCTTTATCCCCAGGCTGAAGTTTTGTACTTCTTCGGTGATAAATTCAACCAGAACAGCCGGGAACGCCATAGGCTTTTCCTTTCGCGAAGTGTTCATCTGCGAAATCTGGTTGTTGTACATCCTTACCGTTTTCACCTGGGGGACGCCTGCCAGTATTTTGCCTTTAATGAACTCGAAAAGCTCTTTCATAACAACCCGCGCAATTTTTGACGAATAATAAAGATGTTTTGACGATCTAAGGTAGCAGATTCTCCCATAAATTTACGTTTCGGGAGCTTATTCGTTCCTTCGTTGTGGTATCTCATGTACTCAGCTTCAACCTTAATAACGGCTTTTTCTATCGATACACTGAACACGTGTATAGATTGCCGTCCAGTTCCTGTTTTGACGAGTATTTTCCTGCCCGCGTCATCCTTCTTGCTTTTTCTTTCAGGCCACCTTTCTATTCCGTGATCGATCCACCCCTGAGCATTGAACGTTTGAATCTTGAAGAAATTAACCGAATTATTCGCAATCGCCCGCATTATCGACAATTTCCTGTTCTGGAATTGTTGTAGCTTACGTTGTAGTCTCAGTTTGTTCATAAAAATAAAGCGGGATTAACCCGCGCGTAGTGTTTCCTTTCGATTACCCGATGAATATCGACGCCTTTAGCGTCGTGGACAGGCGGGTGTTTCCTCCTATACCTCCGCAGCAAAATCAGTAAACTGCGTTTATACGTGAAAATAAACCCAATGGGCGAGAGAGTCACGTTATGGTCTTTGGATCGAAAAGCGCTCGGAACCGACCTACTCGGTCACGTTATCATCCTATCCAACCCTCTCTTTATAGGTCTTGTCTTACGAGATCGAATTTATCTCCGATCTTGAAAGTCCCAGGTACAAAGCTGTTCAAAACACAGTATCCGGATATTTCGCCGCCTATCGAAGTGGCGAGCTCTATTCGTTCGTAATCTACGTGTTCTCCGTTTTTTCTTGTTATTGCTGGCTCGACTGATATTACAGTGGCCGCGAGTTCTAATTTTTCTTTCATGGGATAGGTAAGTTAAAATTGTTTTCCTTCAGTTTCTCGTCGCCCTTATCCACGAAGAAATAAGGGTGTTTATTCGGGTCGAACACCAGTCGATCAATTCCCGGGTTCATATCAAATATCTCAGGGAACCCAGGCGAACCAAATTCCGGTATCTCTTTTTTCGTCAAGTCAGTGCTCCGGCCTGTTTCGTGAGCTGTTAAAAAACAGCGGCATCGCCAACCGTTTTTAGGCCCGTAGTGTTTCCAAAACGCGTCATCAACCCTGCGGACTATACCTTCAAGCGCTGCGTGTTCGTCTCGTACCCGATCATCCAACTGAGTATGGTAACGAAGATAGGGAAATTCTTTCGAGTTCTCTTGAAAATAATTCCAATCGCGAGCGCTCTGAGCCTGACCTACGGCAGTAACGAACTCTGCCTTTAAGTAGTTCTTGTTGTAGATTTCGAACACCTTAGAGGCTACTTTTTTGAAGTCTGAAAAGCTATTTTTTATTCCTTGTTCGTAAATAAACTCAGACATTGTAGTAACCTGCTGATACTGCTTGGCTGCTGAGAATTGGAATATATTCCGCTGAATGCTCTTTATAGTGTCGTAATTGATAGTGCCTTCGGTGAAATACTCTGGGCGACCTTTGAATCCTCGATACGCTCCGCGCGACAAGTACTCACCTGTCATTTCGTGATAACGTAAGTCGAGATTGTCTTTGGTTATGTCACCTGAATAGACCCGCTCCAAATAGTTGTCCTCCCATTCTTCGCCGAATGGAGGTTCGTCCGGCTCGTCAGACGCGGAGTTTCCAGGTTGTTTACTCCATTGAACCAGCATACAACTCTTTTAAGGCTTGATTTCGTAAGGCTTTCGGATTCGGATTCGGATTTTGATTCTGCCCTTTACCGGCAGGCGCTACAGGCTGCGGAGCCTCTTCGAGCATTACGCCGTACTTGTCTTCCAAATACTGTTGTGTAGGCCTCCAACCCATTTGGCTTATCTTGTAATCCACGTCAGCGTTATCCTTCAACGTCAATTTCTCAGTGTTGTCCCACTTGAACTTGAATCCGTTGAAGTTTGCCAATCCGAATTTTGTGAGTCTTGGAAGAACTTCGTCGTTTATAATCCGACTTACGAACTTGGCGTCTGAATCGCCGTATAGATTCGAAACGTTCTCGCCTACCTTGCCTATAACGTGACCAGTGTTATTTGAAATAACGTCCTGGCCGAATACCAATTTGGATACGTTCTTGTCGACAGTATCCATAAGCGCTTCATAAACCTTATATGCGTCTGTCCTGGACGTCCCAGCGAACATTATTTCGTCCTCTTTGTCTATAACACCGTATCCACTGGCCCCGATTTTTTCGAGAGTCTTAAAGAATTTGTTTTTGGCGTCGCCTTCAGCGTCAGTTTTGCCTATTCGAACGTCCATACCAAATATCTCCGCCCATTCTGACCAGTTTTCAATACAATTGTTTTTGAACAAAATGTATTTTGTAGCAGGCAAAAGTAACCCGAAATCGTGTCGTTTACCTACGAATAACAATTGATCGTCCATAGGCCCGCCCTCGAACGGCATACCTTGTGTGTCTGACGGGTCTTTACCTACGAACCCCCATTCTGGCTTCACGTAATCAGGGTCGATAGGATTAACAGGAGGATATACCCTGCCGTTAGCTGCCCGATACGGAAGCAACTTTTTATTAGCCTTATCCACTATCCCGAACTCTATGAGGCGAAATCCCCATACCTTTGATTCGAGTATCTCGTCGATTAGATCAGCGAACCACTGCGATTGGCAAATATCAGTTAATTCGTCGTTCGGTTCTCCGGACTGATTGACTATAGAAAACTCCTTTTCGATGGTTTTGAGCTTGCGAGTTCCCCACTGAGATTGGAAATGAGGGTCTTTATACACCTCGCGATAGATGCGGTGTAATTGTTCTCTGTCAAACAAAACGAGATTTTCAGCGCTTTCGATCGCTATACGAAGTTTAAGCAAGTCCTCTTGCATTCGAAACTTCTGCCTTTGCGCTATGTAGTCAGCAGCGCTACGGAGCTTCTGTACTGCTACGTTTTTCGGTTTAGCCTTAGTTTGCCCTTTCATGCTCCGTACGGGTTATTGTCTGACGATGTGACGAGAGGATCAGAGAACGGTTTAGAAATGAATTTACGCGCCGATTTTATGTCAGTGCGATCCATTCCGTCCGTTTCGTCTGAAGGCTTCGCTGCCAGACCGAAATCAAGTATACCATCCCGGCAGGCGCTTAAATCTTCACGACACATTTTGTAGTCTTTTTCGCGAATCTCAGGTATATCCCTGGGATTTACTGTGAAGTGGAGATTGTACAGAGCGATAACGATTATACAACGTACTATATTCTCGTTCCTGGCGGGGTCTGAGTTGGTCTTTGCGAGTTCAGCGTCGATTTCGAATAGCTTATTCAAATAGCGTTTCACTTCAGCAACAGCCATATTCTGAGCGTTGAGCAATATTTGATCTGAAGAGAAAGCCGAAGTCATAGCGGCTTGGTTGAGAATCTCGGTAAGATGGTCTAACGCTATCAACCGAGTGTAATCGTCTTTTATCAGGTAAGCCATGTGCTGATGTGTTAGTACTGGAAGCTATTTTGCCTTTCTCCGGCCATATATTCGCGTTCCTTATTGCCTCGAAGGTACTTATTAAAATCGTCTCGAAAAATTTTAGTTAAGAAATAATCGTTGGCGTCCGATATATGATGATACCGTTCGCATTGTACGCCGGTATCGTCTTTGAATGTCTCCTTGAACTTGGTTCCGTCGGCTTTCTCCTTACCCTGCGTATAGTCGAGTATTGTGTATTTACAATTCTCGTTTATCCATATCTCGATACTACCTTCGTTAGCCGCCATTATAGCGTTTATCCAGTTGATACGTTGAACTACTGGCGGGGCTGAGTCTGCGATTTTCGTTCTGGGGTTGTACCTTGATAACGCCTTTACGATTATCCGGAAGTCGTTATGACCTTTTTCATTCCTGGTGTCTTCCTTCCGACCTGACGGATCGCCGTATATAAACACTCCGCCCCTGTGATACGGATACTTTTCGGTAAATAGCCTGCAAACAGCCTCTGTACGGTTATTCGGTTCGAATCCGAGTATCTCATCAATCTGAATAGCCTTTTTACGTCCTGTGGCTTCGTTTACGTACACCTGCCACACGGTAAGTGTTAGGTACGGTTTTACGTTGAAGTCGAAAGAAAGATGCAATACTTCGTCAGGGTTGTACGATACGTTAGCTACGTGTCTTATCCTATCGAAAGACTTATAGGCCCTGCCGCCGGTTTGCTTGTTACCCCATTCGCCGAGAGTATATATTGTGTAATAGTACGGATTTGTTCGCTTCATGTCTTCCAGGAAGGCTTTGAACTCGTCCGGCAACCAACGATTGTCGTGATACGTGGAGTGATGGCAAGTGTACGTCAGCGGAATTTGCTGCCCGTCTATCTCAATGTATATAACTGAATTGAAACTCTTGTCGACGCGGCCTTCGAAAAAGCGCTTCCAAAACCAATTCTCTTCGTAATTACCCTCTACCTCTGGGTTTATAGTGAATACCTCTTGTAGGTAAGTGGCTTTTGACGTACGGATCGAGGTCGTTATAGTTATCCAATCGTCTTCGTCAATTATATCCTCTTCGTACCAAGCGCCTGACGGGTCTTTTGTAGATTTGATCTTTTTTGGGTCGTCGCATCCTACGGCTATGAATTTGTTTCCGTTAATGCACTTTATCTCGAAAGTTGTCATATTGAAGGTGAATAGTTTTGATAGCCCTAAATCTTCAATGATATCCTTTATAGTCTGGAATTGCGAGTTCTTTACGGTATTGTAGTTCTTACGGACGAGTAGATACCTGAAGTAAGGTTCGCTCAGGCAGCGGAATATGAGCTTTTTCGCTATGAAGTCAGACTTTGACGATCCCCTGCCGCCCCAGCAAATCAGGTATCTGTCTTTGTTCTTTACGAGGGGGACAAACCTCCTATTGATTATCTTGTCCCATTTAGGCCAAATAACCTCCATGAGTGTGTGATGTGTGTTAAAAAAAGAGCCTCCTGTGGGCAGTCAGGAGGCGAGAACGGATCACTTTCAAAAACCCAAACCAAAACCAGTTTCCCAGTTTTTATAGAACGTTTCCGCCCAATTATCTTTTTATAGCGCTCCCCAAGTTGGAAGGGCAACAGATGCAAGTAATTTACTTTCAGGATACTCTCGTACAAAGTTAGCTGTGAAAATACGATTTGCTTCCATCATTAACGATTGCTCAGTCATTGACTGAACGTTTTCGTCAGTATTGACAACTACCAATCGATAACCATACCATTCTGATTCGTTACTTTTAGCGATGAATTCTACTAATACGAGTTTTTTCATAACCATTGATGTTCAGTATCTTTCGCTGTCCCCCGGTTAGTGATCAGGGCAGGATTCGAACCTGCAACTGGGCTATTCCTTACGAGCTATTTATCACTGCAAGTTTTATTCACTCCCGCCCATCCCCAAAATGGGTGCGTCTACCGTTGCCTAAAGCATTTCGCCACCTGATCAAAAGAATACTGTTGAAACAGTATTCTGCCCTTTTGTTAACACGGTTCTCAGGGCGCCCGCCGTCCTCTTACGGTTGTCTTTTATACCCAGGGTAGCTGGCCGAAGCCAGCAGTTTCAATATTATCCCTATTCGGTATTATCATCTTTCGGCGCTACTCCTCCTCTTCGCCTGCCACTCGCACCGTTATTGTCTTGTTTACGTCTACCTCTTGCTTGTCTTTCCACATTTCAGGATTTCGGTTCTTCAACCAGAAAATCATAGACGTAGGGTCTGGAGGGTAGTGTTCGATGTATTCGTGTGTTACTATCTTGCCGTTTCTGTCCAAGAAAACCTTTTCAGCCTTGTGACTGTATCCAGTGGCTCTCTCGAACAACTTCGTACCTACTAAAGCGTCCGCCTGTGTCTTTCCTGCTTTTATAGCATCGGAAAATGACGGATGATCCTTTTTCCACTGGTGAATGCTGTCTACGTTGACCTCGAAGAAATCAGCGATCTGATCGTTGGTTGCACCTAAAAGGCACAGGCGGTAGACCTCTTTATCGTACCGGGGGAGGTACTTGGAAGGTCTACCAACCTTAGATTTGCCTTTATCCTTACTTGACTTTGCCATGAGTGCAGTAAAGGTATTATAAAACCTTTAGTTTTTCTCTGTCTGTTATTACTTTTTTTATCGACTTTCTGACCTCGGCTACGGTGTCAGCCTTAGCGTAGAATACATGTTTTATAGACTCCATTAACGCCTTGTTGCCGTTATCAACGAGCCAGTTATAGTGCGCTTCGAGTTCTGCGTCTAAGATATTCAAATCGTATACCTCTGATAGAGCCAGGAGTTCATCTTTGGATTTATAGTTGAAAGTAGGATCGAGTAAGGCTGTATCGAGTACCATTGCGAAGAACATTCCAATAGGAGTAAGGATGTGCAGTAGCCAGAGCCAACCTATATCTCGATTTGACGCTATCAAAGCCGATAATACAAAAGCGTATAGTAACGTCATCGTAATAACCCATATACGAAGGGCCTTACGGAGTTGTGTTTTAGATTGTAGGAATGTCATAGTTTCGGTGTTTAAGTACTTCTCGCAGGAAATAGCTAAGTTTTTCAGCTTCTGATACCTGTTCCTTCAGGTATTCCTGAAATCCTTCAGACAAAGGGTAATCGTCTATTGCCTTAATATTATTTCTGAGTCTAACTAAATCAGACTCATTATTTCGCAAATCTCGCAATACTTCTTCGCTGGGGAACGGAACAGAATCGAGTTCCTCAGGGGTGTAGGTTTCTTTGAAATTTCTTAACATATTATTGCTCGTATGAAATGGATACTGATACCCTGGCGGATGGCGATTCGGTACGCTCTCGGAACTCAATGAGTTGAGTTAAGAAGTCTACAAATTCAGACTTCTTGTCGATTTCAGCCTCGAATGACATCAAAAGGCCTCGGCTCGTTTCGTCTACGCTGCCTTTTTCGGTTACTATCTCGTTTACCTCTGATATGAGGTTTTCGAGAACGGATATGCGCGCTAACGCTTCTGATTTGTGGAGCATCAAACGGTCTGTTGAGTAATCGTCGAATCTGACGAAATCCTGTTCTGTGAAGATTCTCATGTTTTAAAAGGTTAAGCAGATCAATAAAACGCCGCAAGCGACCAGGGCGCCTATCGCGGTATAAAGGAGGTATTCGTAGCTGTCATATACCTCATAGTGTTTGTCTACGAGGTCAGTTTTCCTGTGTATCTCTTCGGATAACTCGGCGTTGGTCATACTCTGCAATTTCTTGCGGTACTCTTCTCGTTCTTTTTTGTTCATATGAGTAGTGGTTTTAGGGCGAAAAAAAGAGGTTTTAAAAAAGGCCCCCTACAGATCGCTCCGCAGGGGGGATGGGTGTGTAACTATTAAAACCCAATTTCATTTCTTTTTTTGTTCGAACTGGTAGTAAAGGTATATCCTATATTTATAAAAACCTAAATATTTTATAAATATTTTTATATCCCCAGCGTCAACGTGCGCGGATTGCCTAAAAATAGTCCTTTAGGGAACTCCAACCCCTCTTCTTTGAATCGTCGTGCGAGATGTACAGTATCCTTTCCGAGGGTATACCGGCCTTGAAGATGGGAATGATATTTGCAAAGACACGTTTCTACCTCCTGTATATTTATAGTCCTTCCGCCGCCTGGAGCTTCCAAGTTCTTAACGTCTCCGAGTTGTAGCAAAGCTGAGTGCATAAACGCTTCGTAAGTCAATCGATCTTTCAGGTTTGGTACGAAGCTATCAGGCTCTCCGTTGACTCGGCATAACCCCTTCAACGGGTAGTCGTACGCTATCCGGAAATCGACATCGCTAAAGTCTATTTCTATTCCTGCTACTCGCTCCAATAGATCGCAAAACTTCCAAGCCGCCCAGGAGCCTATACCAGGGAACATCTTTAGATACTTAGCAGCCTCATCATATTTAAACGGCAGATCGGATAACCTGAAATTTTGGTCGAAATGATCGAAATATTCTTTCGATCTTCCCTTGCTTTTAACCCGTTCAGCGCCAAACTTCAATTCGTCCCAACTAACCCCGTTCATCAAATTCAATTCACTGGCAGTGTCGTAAACAAATATCTTCAATTTGATCCATCGCATAATCTCGTCGAAAGTCATCGTTTTGCCTATATGAAGCATTACTAAATAATCTGGATCGAGATCGCCAGATAAGATCAATTCGCGCGAAAATTCTTTGAACGTCATGATCTTGAAAAATTATCGAAATCGCTTTTATCCTTAAATTCGAAAATATTTTGTATCGCTATAGTATTCACGTCTACAGATGGATTAACTTGCTTTATACAATCGTTAATAGTGTTTTTAGACGGGAATCCGTTGTAACCGAAACATACGTTACCGTGATATTTTATGTTTCCTACTTCGCTATCTCCAATGTAACTGAATAGGAAATAGCGTTCATTTTTAGGTGCTGCTATGCGGGCGATTCGTTTAAAGATTGGATATGAGGTATGATCGAATCCTGGAAATTCAGGCTCTTCTATTATCTCAATCTCTTCCTCTATGTTGATAGTGTAGATTTTATTAGGATCGAGGCCGCCCAGCGAGCTTAAAAACTCCTTATCGTCATACATCCCATTAAAAAAGTGACTAACTATAGATGAGTCGCATATAACAGCCTCCGCTTTGGCGCGTTCGAGTTCTGCTTTATACTGCGCTAATGAGGATTCGTAGTTGAGCATGTTAAATAAGCCCAGGCCTTGATTACTTCCTCGTTTTGGTATTTCGGGCACCCACGGCATATAGTATAGTCCGTCATGTTTGTAAATGAAGTGATTTGTTTTCATAACCAATTTTCGATTGCGTACCTGATTGAACCAGCGATAACCAGAACAGCTATCGCAGACGTTACCACTATGATAACGTCCTGCTTGAACTCTTGTTTTGTCATAGCTTTTTGTTTTTTATCAATTCTACGATCTGATTTGCCCGTATTGCGTACTGGATTAAGCCAGTCTTGTATCCGCCAGTGATTACCGGCTCGTAATGATGTGATTTTCCTGGGAGTAGCTTAGGGCGCAGGCCTGTTTTTACGAACGATTCGAGAGTGTATCCCTCATAGAATCCTTCGCTCTGTTTAGCCGCTTTGTATAGCCTCAATAGTTCGTTCTTGTGAAATTCGTTGTAATTCTCAGGCTTAATTGCCAAAGAATTGCTAAACCATCGCGTATTGCGAGTGTCGTTTATGTATTTAAGATCGCGGAAAGGCTTATACGGTTCTATAAACTCGTCTTTTGTTTGTCCGCCCAGGCTTAGGCCGTGTCCGAGTATCGGTACTACGACCATAGTAGGGACGAGAAATTTAGTCCATACGCCGGTGCAGTATATGTTTTTACCAGTGTACAACGTATTTGTATGCGGTTTAAAGCAACCATTTACGTGACGAACTACCTCAGCCTTCATATAATTTGTTTCTAACACGTCCTCCCGGTATACGTGTTTCATCTTCCCTATATCTCGGATCGGAACAATCCTTTCAAGCTGTCTTAACCCTTCTAACCCGTTTTCCCACTTCTCAGAAACAAGGTTCTCCGCTACCGCTGAGGCACTGTTCGGATAGCCTGCGTCGAACAACCTGAAAGGAATATCAGCCATTCTCATGAATTTCGCGAGTATAGAGCCCGCGAGCCCGGCTCCTATAATGTTATACATTTTATTTGATTTGGGACTCGTAGAATTGATCTAAATACATCAAAAGTTGATCTGATGTTAATATCATGTCGTAAACATGCTTATCCACCTTCGAGGCTACCGTTTTCAAAAACGAAGCCTTGAAAGAATGACCGCGGCTTATCCTGCGCTCTGCAAGCAGATTACTTTCGCAGTCGCATTTTATTCGTTCGAGTTCTCCGTACTTGATAGCTGAGTGAAAGAACGTAGAGTTGTTTATTCTGTCACCCTCTGCTATGATCCATTTCGGCCCTGGTGTGAATTGGTCTGCGGAGCTGAATCCGTCTACCATCTTCTTGAAAAACTTGTCGAAGTCTACCGATACAGCCATGCTGAGGCGATCTGTACCCTGAAAAATGCTTCCGTCGTATCGCCCCATAATTACTACGTTTCCAAAGTCCTCGTATTCTACGAGACCGATTTTCTTCGTCCCCAGGTGTTTCAAACCCTTAATGAACTCATACACGCTCCAAGTCTTACCGGCGCCTGGATAACCCAATATTGCTGTAGTTATCATAGTTCGCCGTTCATAGCAGCGCAGAACAATATAATGTTCTGCCGAAGCTCAGTGAATTTATATTCCAATGCGTCGGAGTCTCCTGACGCCCAATAATTTGTATCCAAACCTTCCTCTTCCAGCTTCCTATAATCTTCACTGGTAGGCATCATACGGTTGAATATACCAATACTTCTAATGTCTCTATTAACGAAAGTGCATAACCCTGCATATGGCATTTCAAAACTGTCGCCTCTGGATCGAAAAGTCATGCTCGTATTGTAAAAATCAAGAAACCTCTTCCGTTTCGCGTATTTTCTCTTTTTCTTTTGATTTTTCATTGGTTTTGTGGGTTAGAAATTCGATGATAGGTACTGCGCCGATACCGTGAATCAGGTATCCGCACATATCGTAAACAAAGTGAATAATGATGTATTCGGTGTGAATCTTAGCTATTCCTACGCCGAATCCCATAACGAATACGCCGATTATTATTCGGTGAGCGTGAGTATGCTTCTCCCCCAGGAAGTGAAAGCAAATCCAGGTAGGGAAGTTCAGAAGAGGGTTTATGTTTGGTTTTAAACGCATTCATTTACAGTTTATTAAATCCAAAATAGGTGTTTTTCATGCGCTTCAGCTCGTTAGAAGGGCTCGCACATTTGATTATGTCCTGCCGGTAGTACAATACGAAGCTGATTCGTAGCTGATCTTCCGGCCATTCGTCCATAATCTTACCGTCCAAATAGAACGGAGTATTTGCGTGATGCTTGTGTACGTCTACGAACAACACGTCGGTGTTGCGTAGATCGAATGCAACTCGGTACTGCGGTAAGCAAAAATATCCCCCTGTCCATCGGCCTTCCCGGTAGGCGATAAGGTTTCCGAATCCTTTCGGTAAGTCACCGGCGTCTTGATGAACGGCGGTACGGAAGTTCTTATTGACAGTGACAGTGGAAAACGCGGTGTTTCCGATGATGTAATTTCTGTTGGTCGCTTTTGCATACTCTCGTTGTATTTTGTGGTGTATAGGTGCCAGTGTGGCGTAAAGCTCGTCGATAGCCTCTACGAACGGTATACCTGCTTTATATTGCTCGAAATGCTTCGCTGTGAACGCTGTCAGCCTGCAAAACGGGTTCAACCCTCCAAATCCCTCTATTGCGCCTACTAACCCGCATTCTACCGGCGGAGTGGCGTTCCAATTCGATTTTGTACCGTCCTTACGTTCCACGTTAAGAACTGTTCCGCCGCCAGAATCGCCGCGCTGCCTGGAGACGCCTATAGCCCCTCGAAACGAATCGACGCCTATTTTTAAAGTTTCGATCGGCAATACGCCTTTCCGAAACTTGGCCAGCATACGACCAGAGGTATCATAAACGTCGCAATCGTCTTCTATAAGTGTATCGAAATGAGTTTCGTCAATGTAAGTAGCCGTTAGATTCTGAACTTCAAAGTCAGTCAGAGCCTTCCGTAGGGTTAGCCGTAGGGGTTTCATCGAATAGGTCAGTTTGAGAGCCGAAAGTACGTTCCAAAAGATCGAGTAAAAAGTCAACTGCGTTCCTGTTCTTAGCGTCTGCCCCGTAGAAATCTACCATTCCCTTGCGGCATAATTCGTTGAAACGCGATCTTTCAGCCTGGGAGAAAGGCAGATTCACTGTTTGAATCCGCGTTTCGTCCACAGGTTCGTTGTTTTCCTTTAACTCGAACTCGAATAAACTCAGGTTCATGGTTTAGAATGGTAAATCGTCGCTACTTGTTGGTGATTCATTTCGCGCGCTACGCTCCTTACCTTGAAG